CTGATTCTGTGGGACAACACTGCAGCTCACCCCTTTTCATGGTGTACCCGAAGGGGATTTTTCTCTGCCATGCCATATTACCGCACCGTCCTTTCCATGGTTTCTTTCAGCATCAGACCGTTGTGAAGGCTGATATTCATTGCTGTTTCCGATGAGATGAAGATGCTCTCCACCAGCGTTTCAAACACTTCCTCCGTGAGCGCCTCCAAATATTCGGGGCTGTCCTCCAGATAATCCAGCATGGCTTGGGTCGCTTTAATCTGACTGTCCTCGCCGTTGGCCTCCATGATGCGGCGGCGTTGACGGCGCAGCTCCCGGAGCTTAAAGTCAATTTCGCCGGTTTGGGATAAATAAAGAGCAGAATCTACGTATCCCTTCGACTTGAGTCGAACAAGAACGAGATTCTGCTCGGTGAGCTGGGCGATTTCCTTGTCGATATCATTGATTCTGCGGTTGGAGCGAAGCTCCTTTTCCCGAAGCTCGGTCAGCTGAGATAAGACCGGGGACAGGATTTGCGCGCGATGCCGTTTCAGCTTGTGGTACATGCGGAGGATTGCCGTGACAATCTGTTCCTCCGGTATCTGTGAGGTGGGGCAAAGGTCTTTATCACGGTCATGCCTCCGGCAAGTCCAGTAGACCTTGTTATTGACGATTTTTCTGCGGAACAGGGTTCCGCAGCCTTCACAGCGGATTTTCTTTGCCAGCAGTGCGGAGGAAACCGTTCCGTTTGTCTGCCTCCGTCGGCTTTCCATCAGTGCCTGTACCCGCTGAAAGTCCTCCTTGGAAATAATCGCCTCATGGCAGTTCTCTACAAAATATTTCGGCTTTTCGCCCTTGTTGCGCACTTGCCGGAAGGGGATTTCGTTGGTGGCGAAGCTCTTTTGCCAGAGCATATCTCCGGTGTAGGCGATGTTGGTGAGGATATATGCCACTGTGCTTGGGTGCCAGACGGTTCGCCCTTTCGTGCGGGGGATGCCTGCTTTGTTCAGCTTGTCTGCGATGTCATCCTTTCCCTGACCGCTGAGATAAGCGGCATAAATGCGGCGCACCACCTCGGCCTGTTCGGGAATAATCATCAGGGTGCGCCCCTCCAGCCTGTAGCCGTAAGGCTCGGACGGCGAGAGGTAGTCGCCTTTTTCCATACGGATGCGGACGCTGATCCGCATATTGTTTGAGTGGTTCTGTGACTCCATCTGTGAAAAAGCGCCGTAAATGGTGGCGATCTGCTCCGACGTCATTTTGCCGGTGTCGATGTTCTCCTTTTCAAAGTGGATAGAGATGCCCAGCCGAAGAAGCTCCCGCACATACTGGATATATTCTTTGGTGTTTCTTGCGAAGCGGGAGATGGATTTGACGAGGACGCGGTCGATCTTTCCGTCCCGGCAATCCTGAATCATGCGGTTGAATTCATCCCGCTTGCTTGCCACAAGGCCGGAAATTCCCTCGTCAGCCGCTGTCAAGTAAGGACTAAAGTATTTTGATATTTCTTTGCTGTTTCGGACATCAAGAAGCCGCATCTACCATTTCAAGGCAGTTCAGAAGCTCCTCCAGTTCGTCACGCAGGGCAAGCTCAATTTCAATGCCACCGTCTTTGTAGACCGTCACTCGCTTTACAACATCGTTTGCAATATTGGCTGTGAGCGTCTCAAGCTCGGTGTATTCCTTATACTTTTCAATAAAGCCTCCACCTTGCTCGGTCGTAGCCTGCGAGGACTTTTCAAGGCGTTCCATTTTGTCGGTAAGCTCCTGCATCTGTGCTTGATTGCTTGCCTTATTGGATAAGTAGGTCTCCTTGTCGATAGTTCCATCAATCAGCTTTTCATATAAATCCTGGAGAGACTTTTCAAGCTGATTTCTCCGACTCTGAAGTACGGCAAGCTCATGGCGAGCTTGCTTTTTTTCTGCCTGTATGCGTTCCCTCTGTAATAAGAGTAGATGTTCCAGGCTGACCGCATAGGCAGCGTAGGTGCGAATCAGGGTAACGACCATTTCGTGAATGTCCGCTTGCAGAATACCATCGGAGGTGCAATCAAAACCTGCTTCCAGATGTGATGTGCGGCAATGGTATTTTGCGTTCTTGGTATTTGACAGCGACATGGCGTAACCGCAGGTCCCACATATCACTTTGCGGCGAAGCGGATTTCTTTCGGACACGCTCGGAACAAACTCCTTGTACTCCTTCATACGGCTTGCCACTTTCTGAAAGAGTTCCTTTGAGATGATGCCCTCGTGGGTATCGTCAACAACAATCCATTCTGACTTACTGCGCTTCGCCGTATGCCAGTTCCCGACCATTTCCCGTTCACGCTTCCCATAGACGCATTTTCCGATGTAGCGTTCATCACGAAGAAGTTTGAAAATGGTTCGCTGCGTCCAGAAGTTTTCTTCATGGACGCTTGGCCAACGGTCACGGGAACATCCAGCCGCCCGTTTGTACAGCATCGGTGTCGGTACGCCGTCACGGTTGAGCGTGGCCGCAATCTCTGTGGGTCTTACTCCGTCTGCCGTTAAGGTGAATATCTTCCGAACAATGTCTGCCGCCTCATCGTCGATGATAAGGTGGTTCTTGTCTTCGGGGTCTTTCACATAACCATACGGAGCAAAGGGACTGAGGAACAGACCTTTTTCAGCTCTCATCCGCTTTGCGTTTTTGACCTTACCGGAAAGCTCACGACTGTATAGGTCATAAATCAGCGTTTTGAAAGAGGTGTCCAGGCTGTCGATGTCCTGCGGTCTGGAGCTGTCAAAGCCGTCATTGACTGCGATGAATCGAACGCCGAGGAACGGGAAAACACGGCTGATGTAGTTGCCGACCACAAGGTAATCACGCCCGAAACGGGATAGGTCTTTTACTACAATGCAATGAATCTGTCCCTGCTTGACCTGTTCCATCATTCTAAGAAAATCCGGTCTGTCGAAGTTTTTTCCACTCCAACCGTCATCACAAAACTCAGAGATTTCCCAACCGCTGAAATCCGGGCTGCTGCTGATGAAGCTCCTCAGCAATCCTCGCTGATTGGATATACTCTCGGATTCCGTCTTGCCGGTATCCTTTAAGTCGCCGTCCTCGCTGGACAGGCGAAGATACATTGCTACTCTCACACAGCAGCCCTCCCTTCAATGAAATTCAGTAGTGCGATATATTCATCCCGATAACGCAGGCGAATATCAATGTCCTTGTCTGCATCCACATAGATGCGTTCCACAAGTGCGGAAGCCATTTCTTTTGTAAGCGTATCCGTCCCCATGAAAGAACGGAACTCAGCAAGAAAGCGGTTCTCGGCAGTATACACCTTGCTTTCACGCTGCTCCTGCTCTAATGCGGATATGAGCTGCTCGGCTTTCTCTGCTTCTTCCTTGTATCTTGCTTTGAGCGTGACATACTCCTGCTCAGTCATAAGCTGTTCCACATAATTCTGATACAGGCTGTCATACAGAGATTGGCTTCGTTTCAATGTGCGCCGAGCTGTTTCTAATCTGGATGCTTTATCGGAACGCTGGCGGCGATATTCCGGTTCTGCGTTCAGACGCTTGATTACATCCTCCAAATCAGCGGCAATCTGCATTTGAGACTGGATTGCTGTAAAAACGACTTCTCTCAGCTCATCTTCCTGAATGCTCACAAATGAGCATCGGGCAGGGTCATCAGCATGACCGGGGCAGATGTATGTGTACCACAGTTTTTGACCGTGGCTCACATTCTTATATCGGACCATCGGCCTTTTGCAGTTCGGGCACCACACAAGTCCTTGCAGAATGTTCTCGGTATGCTCTAAATAAGAAAATTTGCCAAGGCGCTCGTGATACTCAGTCTTTCTCTGATTGGCGATATGCTGGACCTTTTCAAAGGTCTCCTCGTCAATAATAGGGTCATGCGTATTACGGACGATAATCCAGTTCTCTTTATCTACATAGGTCTGCCGCTTTCCCTCATAGAAGGATTGCTTTTTTCTTCCCTGGACCATGTGACCTATGTAAACGGGGTGCGCCAGTAGGCTTTTAATGATTTGCGTCTGCCAAAGTACACCCTTATATTTCTCCGTCTTGACCTCACCTGTTTCGTAAAGGTAAGCAGAGGGAGAGAGAATACCGGCATCGTTGAGCCGCCGTGCAATCTGAATGACGCTGATACCCTCCGAACGCCACTTGAACATCTGACGGACGGTAGGTGCGACTTCCTCATTGATAACAAGGTGGTGCTTATCATCGGGGTCTTTACGATACCCATACGGTGCCCATGCACCGATAAACTCACCATTGCGCTGTTTAACAGATAAGGCGGCATCTATTTTCTTGGATATATCCTTGCTGTAGACCTCATTTATGAGGTTTTTCAGCGGCACGATGTATCCTTCTTGAGTCCTCTCGGCCGTCAGCGTATCAAAGTTGTCGTTGACAGCGATAAAGCGAACACCGAGGAACGGAAAAATGCGCTCCAGATAATTGCCGGTCTCTTTGTAGTTGCGACCAAAACGAGAGAGGTCTTTCACTACGATGCAGTCTATACGGCCTTTACGTACATCCTCCATCATCTTCTCAAACTGAGGCCGGTCGAAATCTGTCCCTGTCCGTCCGTTATCACAGAAAAGAGATACAAGCTCCATATCGGATTTGCTGTCAATAAAGGATGTGAGTAGAGCTTTTTGACCTTCAATGGTGTCTGCACCGGGCTTTCCGCTATCTTCGACGGACAAGCGAACATAAGCGGCTGTTTTATATACCTTTGTTGCAGGAGCGGAAGATTCTGCTTCCTGCACAAGCGGATTTATCTTTCGTTTCGTCCTTGCCATTTACACTACCTCCCGTAGCCTTGCACTGCGAAGAATATCGAGCTGCCAAGCAAATTCGTCCTGCCAGCGATAGATGATTTCCACCACATCATTGGAGTGAATCAGTATTTTATCAATCAAGGCTACCACAACGGCACGGTCAAGGGCTGTAAGTCCCTGCCGTCTGATGAACTCATTCATCCAGGCGTTTTCTGTTCCGTGGTTCTGTATCTCTGCCAGTGTTTCTCTGAGTGCGTCCATCTGCTTTTCCGCTTCATCGGCACGGGCTGAGAAGCTCGCTTTGAGCCGAGTGTATTCATCACGGTCGATGATTCCATCTGTAAGGTTCTCATAGAGGGACATCAGCAGTTTTTGGAGCTTTTCGTATTCCTCATGCTTTTTATCAATCTGCCGCTGTACCTTTTGAGCCTGTGCGGTACGCAGCGGAGCGGTATCGGTAATCTCTAAAAGCTCGCTCATATCAATGACTTCTCTGATATGCTGCTTCAAGCTGTCCAATACGATTTCTTCCAGAGCAGTATCCCTCATACGGTGGGGCGAGCAGCTCTTGTCCTGCTTGTGTGCGGAACAGACATAATAGACATATTTCTTCTCACCGGCAGGAACGGTCTTGCGAACCATGCTTGCGCCGCAATCACCGCAGAAAATCATGCCGCTGAATAGCTGTACCGCTTTATCGTTTGGGCTGCGCCGTGTATCGCATTTCAGCACCTTTTGAACGCTGTCGAAATCGACCTTGGAGATAATCGCCTCATGGCTGTCTTCAATGACAGTCCACTCGCTTTCATCTTTTGTGATACGCTTATGGACCTTATAGCTCGGAGTGGTCTCCTTGCCCTGCACAAGAACTCCGGTATAGACGGGGTTTTTCAGAACTCGGATGACTGTGCCTGCCGACCACAGAGCTTTGGAATTGGTCTTAAAGGAAGTGGTGAACTTCATCCCAAGAGACCGTTTGTATTCCATCGGAGACAGGACACCGAGCTTATTAAGGGCATCAGCAATATCCTGGGGACTGACGCCCTCTAATTTCCACTTGAAAATGTCACGGACAATATCGGCGGCGTACTGGTCTACCACCAGCTTGTTTTTATTCTGCTCGTCTTTCAGATACCCGAAAGCGGCGAATGAGCCGAGGAACTGCCCGTTCTTGCGCTTTATCTCAAGCTGCGAACGAATCTTTACCGAAATATCTCGGCAATAGGCTTCGTTTATGAGGTTCTTGAACGGAATGATAAGGTCATCGGAGGCTTTCTTGTCTCCGAGGCTGTCGTAATTGTCGTTGACGGCGATGAACCGAACGCCGAGGAACGGGAATATCTTTTCGATATACTCGCCTGCGTCCAGATAGTTTCGACCAAAACGAGAGAGGTCTTTTACGATAATGCAGTCCGTTCGTCCTGCCTTAACATCCTCAATCATCTTCTGGAAACTCGGTCTTTCAAAGGTCGAACCGCTGAAACCGTCATCAACTCTTACCGCATATTCCCGAAGTTCGGGTCTATACGATATGTAATCACGGAGCAGCTCACGCTGCCCGGTGATGCTGTT